CCCATGCCTCGGGCGCGGCGTGACTCTTTGACCGTCTTGGCCAGGTGGCAGGCGGGGCAGATCGCTTGCAGATTGTCGTCTGCATCAGTTCCGCCGGCGGACTTGGCTACGATGTGGTCGACCTGCCGTGCGGCGGTTACCTGGCCAGCTCTGAGGCATGGTTGGCAGAGCCCACAATCCCGAGCCATGATGCGCGGCCTGATCTTGTCCCACGCTGACCCATAACCGCGTTGCTGTCTGGTGCCTCTACCCGGATCGGCGAAGGTTCCGATCTTGCGGTCTGCCTGGTGCTCCTTGCAGTAGCCTGAGCCATCGCGCACGAGATCACCACACCCGGGGTGCCGGCAAGGTCTGGGGGCTGAGGTAGGCACTACAGCGCCTTGGCCGCGAAACGTGTAAAACGACTCTGAATGGCACAAAAAAGGCCCGGAATCGGCGTGATCCGGGCCTTTCTCGCAGCTTTGGCGTGTATATGAATCGAGCTTATACCGGACACGTTATGGCCGTCAAGAGTTTTCACGCAGCCAGCACCATGCCAAACCCCTTGAACGCGTCATCGACGACCGATTGCGCAGAGGCCTCGACATCTACCAGCCGGCGCGCCATCGTCCGGTAGTGCTCTGCGACCGTCTTGCGGTTGATCTCATAGCGCGCTGCCAACGCCGCGAACTCCACGCCAGGCAGCCCGAAATGCTTGGCGACCAGCTCACGCCGGCAGCGGATATTCGACACGCCTGCCGGGATACACCACTCGGCGAGCGTCTCGACGGCTTCCCGCCAGATATCTGGCATCTTCGCCCCACCGCAACACGGGCATGGCTCAGAGCGAGGAGAGAAGCGAGCCACGATCGCTGCCCTCTCGATCTCCTTCAGCCGCCATACCGTCGCCAACACCATCCCGGCCTGGCCTGCTCCATCTAGCCCAGACAACCCACGGCCAGACCCGGCGCCACGGCGCAACAGCTTACCCAGCGTCCCCTCTCCGTACTGAGCGGACGAGAAGCGGAAGGCAAAGACCAGCGCATTGCGCGTCGTCTCGAACACCGGATCGCCCATCGCCGAAGAACCCTGCCTATTCGCCGCCGTCGCATCCATCGTCGTCATCGTTTCGAGCCCTTTCCGGCTTGATCATCAGCCGTCACGGCGCCCTGCTCGCGGTGCGCCTTCGCCGCCTCGCGCATCCGCCGCTCCGAACCGCGGCAGACCAGATTCCACGCCACCACCCAGGCCGACAGATCGGCCAGCCAGCGCGACCAGCACGCCACCATCACCGCATCCTTCGCCGCGATCGACGCCTTGATCGCATCGCCGATCTCGGATTCATCCTGAGCCGTCCATTCGCCCGCTTCACGGCGCGCCACCGAGACCACAGCCCAGTCCGCGCGCATCTTCGCAATCACCGCATCCATCGCATCCTCCAGGTCAAAAGCGCTTCCCAACCTCTTCCCAACCTCAAAAGAAGGTTGGGAACTCCAACTGCTTGATAAACAAGCCTCTTCCCAACCTTCCCAACCTT